ATGAGCTATGGCGCGGCGGCGGCCCTTCAGGCGGCGATTTTCGAGCGTCTTGCCGGGGATGCGGCGCTGGCGGCCCTCGTGGGCGACGCGATCCACGATGCGCTCCCCAAGGGGCGCGCGCCCGATCTCTATGTCACGCTCGGCCCCGAGGAGGTGCGCGAGCGCGGCGACATCAGCGGCGCGGGGGCCGAGCATCGCGTGACCGTTTCGGTCGTCTCCGATGCGGCGGGGTTCCTTGCGGCCAAGCAGGCGGCGGGGGCGGTGAGCGATGCGCTTCATGGGGCGGCACTCACCCTCGCGCGGGGGCGGCTTGTGGCGCTCACCTTCTTGCGCGCGCGGGCGGTCCGCACCGGCGCGGGACAGCGGCGGCGGATCGACCTGACATTCCGGGCGCGCGTCGATGACGGCACCTGAGACTTGAGCAACGGAGAACCAAGATGGCAGTTCAGAACGGCAAGGACCTTCTCATCAAGGTCGATCTTACGGGCAGCGGCAATTTCCAGACCGTGGCGGGGCTGCGCGCAACGCGCGTGAGCTTCAACGCCGAGAGCGTGGATGTCACGAGCCTCGAGTCGGCGGGCGGCTGGCGCGAATTGCTGGCGGGCGCGGGCGTGAAATCGGCCAACCTGAGCGGCTCCGGCATTTTCCGCGACGCGGCGAGCGACGCGCGGATGCGGCAGATCTTCTTTGACGGGGAGATGCCGGATTTTCAGGTGATCATCCCCGATTTCGGCACCATCGAGGGGCCGTTTCAGGTGAATTCCATCGACTATGGCGGCACCCATGACGGCGAGGCGACCTACGAGGTGGCGCTGGCTTCGGCGGGGCGGCTGACCTTCACGGCGCTCTGAGGCGATGGCGAACCCCTGGGCAGGCGAGGTGGCGCTGGTGCTGAGCGGAGAACGTCAGGTGATGCGGCTCACTCTCGGGGCGCTGGCCGAACTGGAGGCGGCGCTGGAGGTGGGATCGCTGGTCGATCTGGTCGCGCGGTTCGAGGGCGGCGCGTTTTCCACGCGCGATGTGCTTGCGGTGATCGTGGCGGGGCTGCGCGGCGGTGGCTGGCGCGGAAGCGCTGCTGACCTGCTCTCGGCCGAGATCGAGGGCGGGCCGCTGATGGCGGCGCGGGCGGCGGCGCAATTGCTGGCGCGGGCCTTTTCCCTGCCGGAGGGCGGTGAATGAGCGCGCGTTTCGACTGGCCCGCGCTATTGCGCGCGGGTGTGCAGGGTTTGGGCCTGCGCCCGGCGGAGTTCTGGGCGCTGACGCCGGTGGAATTGCGGCTGATGCTGGGCGAGGGGCGCGGGGCGCGCCCGATGGCGCGGGCGGGGCTGGAGGCGCTGCTGGCGGCCTTCCCCGATGAGACAGGAGATGTGGGCGATGGATGAGCTGGAACGCACCGATGAGTTGGAGGCGCAGATTGCGGCGCTCGACGCGGCGATGGGGCAGGCGGGGGCGATGGCCGCAGCCTTTGCCGGCGAGCTGGGCCGGGTGCGGGGCGGCTTTGCCGCTGCCGGACAGGACGCGCAGAGCCTTGAGCGGGGGCTGAGCCGGGGCCTGCGCGGTGCGCTGCGCGGCGCCGTGGTGGAGGGCGACAGCCTGAGCGACAGCCTGCGGCGGCTGGCCACGACGCTGGTCAACAGCGCCTTCAACGACGCGGTGCGGCCCGTCACCGATCAGGTGGGCGGATTTCTCTCGCAAGGCGTGGGGGCGCTTCTGGGCGGGCTGTTGCCATTTTCGAAGGGGGCCGGGTTCACCCAAGGCCGGGTCATGCCCTTTGCCACCGGCGGGGTGGTGAGCGGGCCGGTGTCCTTCCCGATGCGCGGCGGGCGCACCGGGCTGATGGGCGAGGCGGGACCGGAGGCGATCCTGCCCTTGTCGCGCGGGGCGGACGGGCGGCTTGGCGTGCGCGCGCAGGGCGGCGGTGCGGTCAGCGTGGTGATGAACGTGACCACGCCCGATGTGGAGGGCTTTCGCCGCTCTCAGGGGCAGATCGCCGCACAGCTTGGCCGCGTCATCGGGCGCGGCGCGCGCAATCGGTAAGCGGAGGGAAACATGGGATTTCACGAGATACGATTTCCGGCCAACCTGAGCTTTGGCTCGGTCGGCGGGCCGGAGCGGCTGACCGAGATCGTCACGCTGGCAAGCGGGCATGAGGAGCGCAACAGCCCCTGGGCGCAGGCGCGCAGGCGCTATGACGCGGGCGTGGCCCTCCGAAGCCTGGAGGATATCGAGGCGCTGATCGCGTTTTTCGAGGCGCGACAGGGGCAGCTATACGGATTTCGCTGGAAGGACTGGAGCGATTTCAAGTCGAGCCGCGCGGGGGCAGCCCCCGCCTTTGACGATCAGCGGATCGGGGTGGGCGATGATGCGAGCGTGGCGTTCCAGCTCACCAAGACATATCGTTCGGGCGCGTTCGAGGCGGTGCGGCCCATCGTCAAGCCGGTGCGCGGCAGCGTGCGCATGGGGCTGGGCGATGTGGAGATGCGCGAGGGCGTGCATTACGAGGTGGACGACACGACCGGCATCGTGACCTTCTCTGAGCCGCCGAACATGGGGGTTCCGGTCACCGCCGGATATGAATTCGACGTGCCGGTGCGCTTTGACACCGATGGCATTCAGGTCAGCCTTGCGTCCTTTCAGGCGGGCGAGGTGCCCAATGTGCCGGTGGTGGAGATCCGGCTGTGAGCGGGGCAGGGGCGGCGGCGCTGGCCGCGCATCTGGGGCGCGGCATCACCACGGTGTGCCGGTGTTGGGCGCTTGTGCGCCGCGACGGGCGGGTGATGGGGTTCACCGATCATGACCGGGCGCTCATGTTCGACGGGATCGCCTTTCGCCCCGGCACGGGGATGAGCGCGCGCGCGGTCGAGGAAAGCACGGGGCTGGCCGTCAACAATACGGAGGCGTTTGGCGCGCTCTCCGACGAGGGGATCACCGAGGCCGAGATCGAGGCCGGACGCTATGACGGGGCGCGGCTGCGGGCCTGGGTGGTGAACTGGCAGGATGTGGCCGAGCGGCTGGAGGTTTTTGCCGGGTCTCTGGGCGATATAAGGCGCGCGGGCGGCGCGTTCGAGGCCGAGTTGCGCGGGCTCACCGACGCGCTCAACGTGCCGCTGGGGCGGGTCTATCAGAAGCGGTGCAGCGCCATCCTGGCGGATCGGACTTGCACCTTCGATCTGGATACGCCGGGGTATGTTTCCGAGCGGCCTGCCGAGGCGGTGGAGGATTCCCGTGTCTTTCGCTTTGCACAGATGGGGGGCTTTGCCGGGGACTGGTTCCGCCATGGCGTGCTGCGGGTGACGAGCGGGGCGGCGGCAGGCCTCAGCGGCCTGATCAAGCGCGACCGGAGCGAGGGTGCGAGCCGGGTGATCGAGCTGTGGCATCCGCTGGGGGCGCGGGTCGCGCCCGGTGACGGGCTTCGCATCGAGGCCGGTTGCGACAAGGCCATGGCAACCTGCCAGTTCAAGTTCGACAATCTGCGGAATTTCCAAGGGTTCCCGGATATTCCCGGCGATGACTGGGTGATCACGGACCCCACGAAATCGCCGCGTCTCGACGGCGGGAGTCGGCGGCGATGAGCGAAGCAAAGATCGTCGCCGCCGCGCGCGGCTGGTTGGGCACGCCCTACCGGCATCAGGCGGCGTGTCGTGGCGCGGGCTGCGATTGCCTGGGGCTCATCCGCGGCGTCTGGCGCGAGGTGATGGGCGCGGAGCCCGAGCGCCCGCCCGCCTATTCGATGGACTGGAGCGAGCCCGCGCGCGAAGAGGCGCTCTGGGCCGCCGCGCTGCGTCATCTGCGCGCAAAGCCGCCGGCCGAGGAGGCCCCCGGCGACGTGATCCTTTTCCGGATGCGCGAGGGCGCAGTGGCCAAGCATCTTGGCATTGCTGCCGAAACGGGCGGGCGGGCCACCTTCATTCACGCCTATTCGGGGCATGGCGTGGTCGAAAGCGCGCTGAGCCTGCCCTGGCGTCGGCGGATCGTGGCGCGTTTCGCCTTTCCTCAGGAGGAATAGACCATGGCAACGATACTTCTGTCGGCGGCGGGGGCCGCGATCGGCGGCGCGGTCGGGGGCTCGGTGCTGGGCCTTTCGTCGGTCGCGCTCGGGCGGTTCGCGGGTGCGCTGGTGGGGCGTTCCATCGACCAGCGGCTGCTGGGTCAGGGCTCTGGCGTGGTGGAAACGGGCCGCGTCAGCCGATTGCGCCTGACGGGCGCGGGCGAGGGGGATGCGATCCCGCAAGTTTACGGACGGATGCGCGTCGGTGGACAAGTGATCTGGGCCACCGAGTTCCGCGAGAACGTGACCGTCACGCGCGGGCGTGGTGGCGGCAAGGGCAGCCCCAAGCCGCCGACGCCCGACACGCGCACCATCAGCTATTCGGTAAGTCTTGCGCTGGCGCTCTGCGAGGGTGAGATCAGCCGCGTGGCGCGCGTCTGGGCCGACGGGACCGAGATCGCGCCCGCAAGCCTCAACATGCGGGTCTATCCAGGCACGCGTGATCAGTTGCCCGATCCGGTGATCGAGGCGGTGGAGGGGGCAGGCAACGTGCCCGCCTTTCGCGGCACGGCCTATGTGGTGATCGAGGACCTTGACCTTTCGACCTTCGGCACACGGGTGCCGCAATTCAGCTTCGAGGTCTGCCGCCCGTCGCAGGCGGGGGGCGACGGCGCGGCGCTTGATCCGGTGCACGCGCTGCGCGGCGTGGCGATGTTGCCCGGAACGGGAGAATATGCGCTGGCCACCACGTCGGTGATGATGGATTTCGGCTTTGGTTCGTCCGGCCCGGCCAATATCAACACCCCGCAGGAGCGGCCCGATTTCGTGGTGGCACTTGAGGCGCTGCGTGCGGAGTTGCCACAGGTGCGCGCCACCTCTCTCATCGTGAGCTGGTTCGGCGACGATCTGCGCTGCGGGGCGTGTCAGATCCGGCCCCGGGTGGAGAAAAAGACGTTTGATGCGCGTAACATGCCCTGGACCGTGTCGAGCCTGACGCGGGCAGAGGCGGGCGAGGTGCCAAGGGATGCACAGGGCCGCGAGGTCTATGGCGGCACGCCCGCCGATCAGGCGGTGGTGGAGGCGATCCTGTCGCTGAAAGCGGCGGGGCAGGACGTGCTCTATTATCCGTTCATCCTGATGGAGCAGATGGCGGGCAACGGCCTGCCCGACCCGTGGAGCGACGCCGCCGATCAGCCGGTGTTGCCGTGGCGGGGCCGCATCACCACGTCAAAGGCCCCCGGACAGCCCGGCAGCCCGGATCGCACGGCGGCGGCCGAGGCCGAGGTCGCGGCCTTCTTCGGCACCGCGCGGGCGGCGGATTTCACCGTGACTCCGGTCGCGGCGGTCCCGGTCGAGGCGCCGGGGACCGGCGCGCTCGACCTCTTGAGCTTTGGCGGGCCGGTGAAGCGCAGCCCGGTGGCCTATACCGGCCCCGACGAATGGTCCTACCGGCGGTTCATCCTGCATCAGGCGGCGCTTTGCGCGGCGGCGGGCGGGGTCGAGAGCTTTGCCATCGGCTCGGAGATGCGCGCGCTCACGCAGGTAAGGGGGGCGGGCGACAGCTTTCCGGCGGTGGCGCAACTCAGGGCGCTCGCCGCCGAGGTGCGCAGCATTCTCGGGCCGGGGGTCAAGATCACATACGCCGCCGACTGGACCGAATATTTCGGCTATCAGCCGGGAGATGGCGACCGGTTCTTTCACCTCGATCCGCTCTGGGCGGATGACACCATAGATTTCATCGGCATCGACAATTACATGCCGCTCTCGGACTGGCGCGACGGATACACGCACCTTGATGCCCGGGATTGGCCGTCGATTTACGACCTGGGCTATTTGCAGGCGAACATCGAAGGCGGCGAGGGGTTCGACTGGTTCTATCCCAGCCCCGAGGCGCGGGCGGCGCAGCGGCGTGTGCCGATCACCGATGGCGATCACGACGAGCCGTGGATCTGGCGGTTCAAGGACCTGCGGGGCTGGTGGAGCAATGCCCATCATGAGCGGGTGGGGGGAATGCGGAGCGCAGAGCCGACCGCGTGGGAGCCACAGTCGAAACCCATCCGGTTCACCGAATATGGCTGCGCGGCGGTGGACAAGGGCACCAATGAGCCCAACAAGTTTCTCGATCCGAAATCCTCGGAATCGAGCCTGCCGCGGTTTTCCAGCGGACAGCGGGATGATCTCATCCAGATGCAGTATCTGCGCGCGGTCACCGGCTATTGGTCCGACCCGGCGAAGAACCCGGTTTCCGAGGTTTATGGCGCGCCGATGGTGGACATGGATCACGCCTGTGTCTGGGCCTGGGACGCGCGGCCTTTCCCGTGGTTTCCGGGCAATACCGGGCTGTGGTCGGATGGCGAGAATTACGCGCGCGGGCACTGGATCACGGGGCGCGCGAGCGGGCGGAGATTGGCTGAGGTGGTGGGCGAGATCGCCACCCGCGCAGGCGTGGCGGCGCTCGATCTGCACCGGGCGGAGGCATTTCTGCGCGGCTACCTCGTCGATCAGGTGAGCAGCGCACGCGCGGCGCTGCAACCGGTGCTGATGGCGTATGGCGTGGATGCGGTGGAGCGGGGCGGCGTGCTGGGTTTTCGCCGCCGCGACGGGCGGGCCGATCATCTGGTCGATCTGGAGCAGGTGGTGCGCGATCCCGAACTTGGCGGCGCGCTGGAAGAGACGCGCGGCTCTGATCTGGAACTGGCGGGGCGCGTGCGGCTGCGTTTTGTCGAGGCCGATGCCGATTACGAGGCGGTGGCCGAGGAGGCGATCCTGCCCGATGAGACGACCCATGCCGTCGCCACGTCGGAAATACCGCTGGCGCTGACGCGCGCCGAGGGGCGGCAGGTGGTGGAGCGGTGGCTGTCGGAGGCTCGGCTCTCGGTCGATACGCTGCGTCTGACGCTGCCGCCTTCAAAGCTGCTGATCGGTGCGGGGGATGTGCTTCAACTGCCCGAGGATGCGGGCGGCGGGCGGTTCCGCATCGACCGGGTCGAGCAGATGGCGGGCGCGCAGCGCGTCGAGGCCACGCGCACCGACCCAGAGAGCTTTTCCCCCATCCTCATCGAGGACGCGCCCGCGCGGCTGCGCCCGTTCGTGGCGCCGGGGCCGGTGACGCCGCTCTTTCTCGATCTGCCGCTGATGAGCGGCGAGGAGGTGCCGCATGCGCCGCATCTGGCGGTGATCGCCGATCCGTGGCCGGGGACCGTGGCACTCTATGCATCGGAGGAGGACGCGAATTACACGCTCGATACGCTGATTGCCGCGCAGGCCACGGTGGGGCTGACCGAGACGCCGCTCTTTCCCGCCTGGCCGGGCCGGATCGATCGGGGCGATGGTCTTTTCGTGCGGATGCGCCACGGAGGGCTGGAAAGCGTGAGCGATGTGGCGCTTCTGGGCGGGGCGAACCTCTGCGCGATCGGCGACGGCGCGCCGGATGGCTGGGAGGTGTTCCAGTTCCGCGATGCGGAACTGGTCGCGCCCGACACCTGGATCCTGCGCCACCGTCTGCGCGGGCAACTGGGCACCGAAGGGGCGGGGATATGGCCGCCCGGCTCGATCCTTGTGCGGCTGGACGGGGTGCCCGAGCAGATCGGCCTGTCGGAGGCGCAGCGCGGGCAGGCGCGCCATTACCGCATCGGGCCGGGGGGCCGCCCGGTGGACGATCCGAGCTTTGGTCACGCCGTGCTGGCCTTTGACGGGATCGGACTGCGGCCCCTTGCGCCGGTGCATCTGCGCGTGGCGCAGGCGACGGGCGATCTGCGCGTGTCCTGGGTGCGGCGCACGCGGATCGGCGGCGACCGCTGGGACACGCCCGACGTGCCCTTGGGCGAGGAGAGCGAACGCTATCTGGTGCGCGTCCGGCGCGGCGCGCAGGTGCTGCGCGAAGTCGACGTGGGCGCGCCGGACTGGATCTATACGGCCGCTGCGCGCACCGCCGACGGCCCCGACGCGGGCAAGCGGATCGAGGTGGCGCAGGTCTCGGCGCGCTTCGGCGCGGGGCGTTTCGCGATCCGCGAGTTGTGATCCCGGTGCGGGTGCGGCCCCTTGCCGCCGCCCGCCCTTTGCGCCACCTTGTGCCGCGACAGACATGCGCACAGGGAGGCCACGATGCCCGTCAAGAACCGCTTTGCCGAAATGCACCCCGAAATCACCGAATGGCGACGTGATATCCACGCCCATCCCGAAATCCTCTACGAGACGCACCGCACCAGCGCGCTTGTGGCCGAAAAGCTGACTGCCTTCGGCTGTGACGAGGTGGTGACGGGCATCGGGCGCACCGGTGTGGTGGGCGTGATCCGGGGCAAATCCAACGGTTCGGGGCGGGTGATCGGACTGCGCGCCGACATGGACGCGCTGCCCATCCATGAGGCAACGGGGGTGGACTATGCCAGCAAAACCCCCGGTGCGATGCACGCCTGCGGCCATGACGGGCATACCGCGATGCTGCTGGGGGCCGCGAAATACCTCGCCGAGACTCGCAATTTCGACGGCACGGCGGTGGTGATCTTTCAGCCCGCCGAAGAGGGCGGGGCCGGGGGCCGGGCCATGTGCGAGGACGGACTGATGGAGCGGTTCGGCATTCAGGAGGTCTATGGGATGCATAACTGGCCGGGCAAGCCGGTGGGCAGTTTTGCCATCCGTCCGGGCGCCTTTTTCGCCGCCACCGACCAGTTCGAAATCGCGCTGACCGGCAAGGGCGGGCACGCGGCCAAGCCGCAGGAGACGGTGGACACAACGGTGATGGCGGCACATCTGGTCACGGTCTTGCAGACCATCGCCAGCCGCAATGCCGATCCGGTGGATCAGGTGGTGGTGTCGGTCACCTCGTTCCAGACCTCGTCCACGGCCTTCAACGTGATCCCGCAGGGCGTGCATCTGAAAGGCACGGTGCGCACCATGAGCACGGCCATGCGTGACCTGGCCGAGGCCCGTATTCGTGCGCTCGCTGAGCATGTGACGGCGGGCTTTGGCGGCAGCGCCGAGATCACCTATCATCGCGGCTATCCGGTGATGGTGAACCACGAGGAACAGACGGAATTCGCGGCACGGGTTGCGGCGAAGGTGGCGGGTGACTGCGACGACGCGCCGTTGGTCATGGGCGGTGAGGATTTCGCCTTCATGCTGGAAGAGCGGCCCGGTGCCTATATCCTGGTGGGCAATGGCGACACGGCCATGGTCCACCACCCGCAATACAATTTCAACGACGAGGCCATTCCGGCAGGCTGTAGCTGGTGGGCGGGGATCGTCGAGGAACGGATGCCGGCCTGAGCCGGGCGGCGTTGCTGTTTGAGTATTTGTGGAACAGTGAAATGGGGGCGGGGATTATCCCGCCCCTTCTTGTGTCAGCTCGATACCGGCAGGCAGCTCCGGGTCGCGCTGTCATAGGCGGTGCCTTCGGCGCAGGAGAGCGCCTGCTTGCTTTTGCCGTAGTTGCAGCCACCCGTGGCCAGCGCCACCGAGGGCAGCGCCACGAGGGCAAGGGCGGCAAGTCCGAATTTCAGCTTCAT